AATTGATAGCGAAGAATATTCTAAAATTTTTGAAACAAGTCTTAGAGAAGACAGTCAAGCTGCAGGACGTTGGGAAACTGCGCAAGGTGGTGAGTATTTTGCAGCTGGTGTTGGTGGTGCAATCACGGGCCGTGGTGCGGATTTATTGATTATTGACGATCCACACTCGGAACAAGACGCAATGAGTCTTAACGCATTCGAAAATGCGTACGAATGGTACACATCAGGTCCACGTCAGCGTTTACAACCAGGCGGACAAATAGTTTTAGTTATGACTAGATGGTCAAAAAAAGATTTAACAGGTATTTTATTAGATAATCAAAAAAAAGTTAAGGGTGATCAATGGGAAGTGGTGGAATTTCCGGCGATCATGGACCACGGAGATAACAAAAAACCGGTTTGGCCAGAATATTGGAAATTATCAGAGTTAGAATCAGTTAAAGCAACACTACCGGTTGGAAAATGGAACGCACAATGGATGCAAGAGCCAACTTCTGAAGAAGGAGCACTAATAAAACGTGAATGGTGGCAAAAATGGGACAAAGAATTTTTACCAGACGTTACTTACGTAATTCAAAGCTATGATACTGCGTTTTTAAAAAAAGAAACAGCCGATTACAGTGCAATTACTACTTGGGGTATTTTTTATCCCGAAGAAGGTGGTAAACCAAATATAATTTTACTAGATTCGTTAAAAGATCGTTTTGAATTTCCAGAACTTAGACGAACTGCTTTAGAACAATATAAATATTGGAATCCCGACATGGTGATCGTTGAACAAAAAGCATCTGGAACCCCACTAACGCACGAACTAAGACAAATGGACATTCCAGTGATGACTTTTACGCCAAGTCGTGGTAATGATAAGCACGTACGTGTAAATTCTTGCGCTCCGCTGTTTGAGGCCGGATTAATTTGGGCCCCTGACGAGCAATTTGCAGAAGAAGTTATAGAAGAGTGCGCGTCATTTCCATATGGCGATCATGATGACTTAGTTGACAGTATGACTATGGCTATTATGCGATTCAGGCAGGGAGGATTCCTACCCCATCCAGAAGACTACGAAATAGAAAAAACAGAACCTAGGAAAATGGAGTATTATTAAGTATGGCAAACCCTGTAGATTTAGGACTTAGAATTGTACAAGCATTAGATGGCATTGGCATAAAAGCTGGAAGTTTTTTAGGTAAAGCTAGTAATGTTAAAAAAGCAATGTTTGGTAAAAAATCTACAATGTTTAAACCAAACGCTATTCAATCTATCAGAGGCGAAGGCGGTGATTTTGGAACTGCGTTAAAACTTATTGAAGAAGAAGCTCAGTATATAGTTAACGCAACTGATGCAGAAAAAATGGCATTTTTAAATAATCTAAACGACTATAAAGACTTAGGTGGTCCTCTTAAAAAAGACATAGTAGCATCAAAAGAATTTGAACAAGGTATAGGAAGTCTTAAAGACGATATTGAAAGTTTACAAACAACTGCAAAGACCATGAAAGACGATGCAGAAAAAGGATTAAAAAGTGCAGAGGATGATTTAAAAACATTTCTTGAAACAGGTGGCAATCCATTAAAGAAAAAAGAAGAAAAATATCTTGGTGGTAGCATGCACGAAGAAGGTCAACTTAGAACTGCTATTAGAACATTTTTAAAAAACGAATTTAAAAATGGTAGAATTAAATTAGACGAAACAGACAAATTTAGAGTTATGGAATATTCTCCAATGATGGAAGATGATCCAATAAAAGTATTTAAAAAAATTTACGGCGACGAAGCTTACAAAAGAGCTGGAACGTTTCCTGGTGCGTTTGAAACAGGTGAAAGTTTTAATCATTATGAATCTATTTTTAGAAACAAGATGGGTGAAGATATTTTAAAAGTTAAAGATAAAAAATATGTTGGTGACGGAACTTTATTATTAACAGATGAAGTAATAACTCCAACTCCAGATGACGATGTACCTTTTGCAAAAGGTGGACGTGCAAGTTTTGCAGGTGGTGGTGGACTAAAAAAAATAGTTCAAGAAATTGTAGAATATATTACAACTAAGTTTACTCCAATGGACGCGATGAAAGAAGTTAATAAAGTTATTGGTAAAACTGGCAAGTATAAAAATTTAAAACTAACAGATGATGATATTAACGATATTGTAGAAGGTTCTAACGATTTTATATTTCAACGTGATCCAGATAATTTGTTTGTTGAAGGTAGTATAAAAGAAAGAACAAAATATTTTGACGAAGATGATGTTTTAGAAAGAGATTTATTTGCACCTAAATCAAACACACAAGTATTCAAAGACTCAGAAGGTGGTATTAAAGGAATCACTATGGGTGGTGATGATGAATTTAAAAAAGCTATGAGTGAAGCTATGGAAGAAGGTATGAGAGAATCAGAAAACATGAAACGTCTTGGCCTAGATCCAACTAACATGAAAGATGCTCTTAAATATGAGGAAATGAAAGCAGCTGGTCAGTTAGAAAAAAATGTAACTGGCAGCGCTGACCTTTCTCCAGCTGAAGATTTAAAAAGAGAGTTTCCTGGAATCTCAGATGAAAATGTTAGACTTATTTTAGCCGATACCAATCCACAAAGAATAGCAGAAGTAAAACAAACCATGCGTGAAGCAATGGAAATGGAAAAAAAAGGAATGAGTGTTGACGACATTATAAATGCTTTTAAAAATTCAAATAGAACTAAACAAGCTGATGGTGGTATAACTAAATTAAGAAATGGTTATTATGGTGGTGGTCAAGCAATGATTGAACCAGATCTATCAGACATTGGCCATGGTTCGGATGCCTTGATGTCTAGAACAAGAATCACGGCCCCTGGATCACAAGCAACTACATCAACAGGTTTAAATTATTTATTAGGTGAAGATAATGACAATACTAGAGTTCCGTTTAACGAAGGTCTATTAGCTAAACCGTCTGATTCTATGATGGTTGACACTACAACAAGTTCTCCTGATTTTTACAACACCGATAAATTTGAAGAAGACTCAATGACATACTTAAAAGGTATGTACGGTACAGGTAAAGATAGTAATCAATTTTTATATAATGAAATGATAAAAAAAGGTAACGAACTTAGAAAACAAGGTGTGGATAGAGAAACTGTTATTAAAATTATAAGAAGAAATAAAAACAAAATTGACGAAATATTAAGACAGCAAGAATTTAAAGATATACTTCCTAAAAGTTTAGCAGGTTTAGCAGAGGGTGGTGTTGCTGGACTAAGACAAGGTTACGTTGGCGGTGGTGGAGTTAATTTAGCTCGTAGAGGATTTTTAAAAGTATTAGCTGGAACAGGTGCGGCTGTAGCTGCATTTAAAACAGGTGCGTTAAAATTATTAGGTAAAACTACAACTAAAGCTGCTCCTAAATTATTTACAGCAGCAGAAGGATCTGGTGCACCGGCATGGTTTGAAGGAATGGTTAATAAAGTTTTAGCAGATGGTGTAGACATTACTAAAAAAGCTGCAACGATGGATGGTCAAACTGTTAAGTCATTAGACACACCAACTGGTAAAGTTGATGTTACAATTGATAGAACAGGTAATATCGACGTAAATTACATGGGTGATAACACTGCACTTGGTGAAAGTGTTAATATGAGATACGTCCCAGGTGTTGCTGATGAAGGAACTAAAGGTGTTAAACCTGCAGATGAGTTTGAAGCAGTTGAATCTATCCCAGAAGGAAAAGCTTACGGACCTGATGACTATGAAATTGAGATGGGAGAAAACGTAACAGACAATGTCGGTAATTTATTTTCTGATACAACAGAACTTGCAGAACTAGGGGGTCAAAAAACTCTTACAAAAGACATTGTTGAAACAGTTAAAAGAAAAAAAATATTAAAACAAATGGAAAATGATCCTTCAGATTTTGTAACAGATACTCAAGGAGATTTTGTACAATTTGATGATATAAACCCAGATCCAAATTAATTATGAGCAACGATTATTTTAAAGCACAGGGATGGTTTAAGAACTACGCACTAAATTCACAAGACAGTCGTGGTGTGTTTCAACAACTAGTTAAAGAAGACGAAGAAGCTTTTAGACTAGCAAGTGCTGAGACAGATAAAATTAAAGAAGAGATGAATAAGAAATTTGGTTCAGGGACCGTGAAGTATGGTTCAGAAATACCTCAACCTGAAATAAAAACACCACAAGCTATATTTGAGTTTAGTCAACGTAACCCTGCAGCTGATGGTGGACGGATGGAATTTGGAAGAGGAAAAAAAGTATTAGATAAAACAGAAAAAAAGAATGTTTTAAATTGGGGTAAAAATAAAAGTAAAGCTTTAGGTGAAACATGGTCTGATAAAAAAACTTTAAAAGAATATAATAATTCAAGTCGTTTTAGCAGATCTAAAATTAGATTAGGAATAATAACTGGTGAAGGTATTCCAGGTTTTAAAAAGAAAGGTGATGTTAGACCTCTAACAAAAGAACAACAAAAATTGTGGGACGCTACTATGGCCGACAAGGTAGGTAAATGGGAAGACTATGGAATTTTTGACAGAGGTAATTGGTTAAGAGATTTTGATAAAAGACTTGATCAATATAATCAAACTAAAAATCTTTTAAGTAGGAAAGAACTAGGTGATTTTTTAAAAGAAAAATTAGGGGAAGACTATGGAGCTTTTGATAAGCAAAAAATTTCTGGTGTAAGATCTGGAGCTGAAAAATCTCAGTTTGGACAATATGTTGACGATAAATTATTTGTAAACGAGTTTTCAGGTGGTCAACAAAAATACTATAAAAAACCAACTGATGCTCAAATAAAATTTATAAAAGAAAATTTATTGAACGAAACCCAAGCAGCAAATAGTTTAAATAAAAGCACATTAGATACTGTAAAAAAAATAGACAGCTTATATGGTTCTATTTATAGATCTGGAGAACTTCCTGACCTTAACATCATGATGCAAAAACTTAATTTAACAGGAAATCAAATTGGTTATGCAGAATCTCTGTTAGCTAGAATATACGGTGGTCATAAATTTAAAAATGGTCCAGATATTAGAATAAATAAAAAAACTTCTAATAGTATGTTTGAACTTATATCAAAATCTGGATTTGGAAATCCTCGTAGAAATCAAATATATAGTATGTCTTTAGATCTTATAGATGAAGGATTAGGAAACGAAAAAAATACATTTTATAATTTAAAAAATAAAGCTAAAAATATTTTAAAAAAAAATGGAATTAAAGTTTACTCTAAAAAAAGTCCTATTGGATTTAACATAGATGAGTTTGCTGGTGTTACTGGATCGGGAAAAAGTAAAAGTATGGCCGTATCTCAGTTTATTAATATTATGGAAGGAAAGTTAAACACAGAAACTTTAGCTAGTTTTCAAGGAGGTTTATCTAAAGCAAGAGCAGCAGTTGAAGCTGCAAAAGGCACTCCTAGATATAATTCAGTTTTAAAAAAACAAATGGAACTAATAAATACAAGAGCTGCTAATTTAGAAGCAGAATATGGAATTAAACTTGCAAGATTAGAAAGACCTGCAGACATAAACAACATGTCAGCTGACGAAGTTAAAAGATTAAAAAATATAAAACTAGGAACTGATGAAAACTTATATCAACGATTAGTTAAAGATGCAAAAGCCAGTGGTTATAGTATCAAGGTGCCTGAAGGGTCATTAACAATTCAAGAATTTACTGATCCCGATAATAAAAGAGCTAGAGAATTAATTGCTTTAGTTGGTTGTCCAAATTTTAAAGGCAAACAAGCATTTGCTGAAGGTGGGAGAACAGGTTTTTCAGAAGGTGGAGATTGTTTTGACAAAGGTCAGAAATTAATCAACAGCGGTATGAAAGGTGCATCAAACGCTTCATTAAAAAATTTAGCTAAACTTGGACCTATGTTATTAAAAGCAGGTAGTGCTGCAATGTCAGGACTTATTCTACCTGAAGCAGTAATTGTTGGTTTAGAATCAGCAGCAAGAGTCACTATGGGAGATACTCCTTCTGAAGCAATTTTAAGAGCAACAGATTATCTTACACCAGATTCTTTTTTTGGAGATTTTATGCAAAAAGCAGATTTGATGAAAATAGAAAGAACTCTAGGAAAAGACGTAAAAAATATTGCTGCTCAATCTTTTGATCGTACAAATCAATCGGATGAAATTAACAAACTAGAAGAAAAATTAAAAAATTTAGAGGCAATGACAGAGAGTGGAGATTTTGGTTATGTAGGTGATTTAACTAACCAGATAAACATGACAAAAAATCAAATTAAAGAAAAAAAAGATAAATTAAAAAATACAGCTCAAATAGGACAAGAGAGTAGAGATTTCTATACGCAACAGGCATTAGAAAATGCTTATGATGCAAGTATGGCAAAATCTAAACTTGCTGAAAAAAGATTAGCAGATTCACAAAGTGAAAATCCTAGACTAAGTGCAGCACAGGCAATGCAAGATATGAAATCTCAAGAACAGTTAAATAAAAATATATCTATGAGACTTCCATTAACTGGCAGTAGGGCTGAAACAGATTTTTTAAATGCATCACAATTTCCAATGGGTCCAAGAATGCCGAGTGAAATAGATTTAATAACTGCAGGCGCTAATAAAAAATTTAAAGATATGGGTAGTGATTTAAAAGTTACTTCTCAAGATCTAAAACTTAATCAAGATAGAAAACAAATGTTTAAAGATGCTTCCATAGAAGAATTAGTTAATATGGGACTACCATTAGAAGCAATTCTTGGATTTAACATAGCACAACCTGTTGAAAGAACTGGACCAGGGTACAAAACAAACTATAAACCTTTAGATAGGTTTGGATCTCAAGAAAGACCTGTGTTATACCCTAATAACAGAGGTACATTAGCCGAAGGCGGTATAACAAGATTAAGGAGTAAATATGAGTATAAAAAATAAACCACAAAAAAAGAAAAACCCAACACTTGCAGCTAAGAACCCTGCATTTAAATGGTGGGCAGTGCCACCTAAAAAAGGACCGCTATCACAGGGGTTGAAATTACCACAAAAACAAGTTAAGAAAGTCTAGGAGAAAATATATGGCAGATATAGACAAGACTCTCCCTAACGAACGACCTGAAGACGAAGTTCTAAAAGAACAGATGGAAGAGGTTGATATTGCAGATGAGTTAGGTAAGGGACCAGTAGAAATTACAGAAGACGACGAAGGGGCTACAATTGATTTTGACCCTAATGCAATGCCAATGCCTGAAGAAGGTGGCGACCACTTTGCAAACTTAAACGAATTACTTCCAGAAGAAGACACAAGTGACATGGGTAGTCAATTACAAAACGACTACATGGAATACAAAATGTCTCGTAAAGAATGGGAACGATCTTACATTGAAGGTTTAAGTTTATTAGGATTTAAATACGACAATAGAACAGAACCTTTTCAAGGAGCAAGCGGTGCAACACACCCTGTTTTAGCTGAAGCTGTTACACAGTTTCAAGCGTTAGCTTACAAAGAATTATTACCAGCAGATGGACCTGTTAGAACTATGGTTATGGGTGCATCTAATCCTATGAAAGAGATGCAAGCTCAAAGAGTTAAAAATTTTATGAACTATCAAATCATGGATCAAATGCAAGAATACGAACCTGAGTTTGATCAAATGTTATTTTATTTACCACTGTCAGGTTCTACATTTAAAAAAGTTTATTATGACGATTTATTGGGAAGAGCAGTTTCTAAGTTCATCCCAGCGGATGATCTTGTTGTTCCATACACGGCTACCTCATTAGACGATGCGGAATCAGTCATCCATGTTATCAAGATGTCGGAAAACGATCTGCGTAAGCAAATGGCTGCAGGTTTTTATTCTG